GATGTTAGAAAAGTCGGGGCCTTGAGGCATAGTCGGGGTCCGCCCAAGTGATGTACCGCGCCGTCGCTTTGGTTTGATACCGCGCCTCGACGGTCGTCGTATAGGCCGCGTCGGCGCCGGCAAAATATCGAGCGACCGCCCATGTGAGGTAATCGGGTTGCGGGATCAGCACCGGCGCGAGGACGAACATCGTCGGGATCGACGCCCGGAATTCCGCGACGCCCGAGAAGCTGATCGGCCCGGTGGAATCGAATTCCACTCGTCGGCCCCACGAGATCGGCACGAGGTTGTCGGAAAAGAAGTTTCGCGCGTCGTAGCCGAGCGGCACCGCGCCATCCAGCGCCGCCGTCCGGCGGGCCTCGATGGGGATCGAGGCCGAGAAGGCCGCGCTGGCCCCATAGGCCGCCGGGATCGCCGCCCGGGCGTCCAGCGCCCCGAGGAAGCCCAGCGGGGCCGAGCCAGCGGCGACGCCCGCCCGGGCCTCGGTCGGCACGACAGCGGCGAAGGAACGGCTGGCGGAAAGGCCGAGGGGCGCGGCGGCATCGAGGGCCAGCACCGCCTCCCAGCCCGCCGGGAGGCCGCCGTCCAGGGTGATCGACGCCGCCCAGGCGAGTGGGACGCTCGAGGAAACCGCCAGGCCCGCCTCGGCACTGGCCGCCACGCTCGCGTCGAACGCCCGTTCGGCCTGCCAGGAGATCGGCACCCCGCCGTCAACCGTCAGGACAACGCCCGTGACGAGTGCCCACTGGATCGGCACCCCGCCGTCAGCCACCAGCCCGGTGAACCACCCGACGGGGATCGCTCCGCCGTGCGCCACCCCGCTGAGGATTTCGAACGGCAGCGCGGCATCGGCCCGAAAGTCGGCGGCGAACTCGATCGGCACCGCTCCGTCGCGCGTGATCGTCCCGAGGATCTCCGTCGGGACGGCGGAATCCTTCGTCACCCCGGCGAGCCATTCGACCGGAACCGATCCGTCGCGCGCGACGCTCGCCAGTGCGGTGATCGGCACCGCGCCGTCGCGACGAACGCCCGTGAGGAAATTCGTCCCTACGGCACCGTCGTACGTGATGACCGTCGCCGATCCGCCGAACGCCCATTGGGTCCACATCGTGAACCCGGCGGTCGAATTTGGGCCGGTCGTTTCGGGGGCCTTGTCGAGTCCCTGAAACGACGTCCCGCCGACCCGCATGCGCGCGCGGTTCCAATAGCTCGTGACGGTCCCGGTGCCTTTGCCGGCCATCGACCCTACCCCTGCGTCACAAGCATTTGGCCGAGCCCGAGACCGTTGGCCGAGTTATTCGGGCCAACCCACCCGCACATCGGGGTGGTGCCATTGTAGAGGCGAGGGAAGCCCGAGGTCAGAGCGTCGACGCGGTTCTGGTAAGCGCTATAGAACTCCATCATGCAGAGGAAGCGCCAGGCAAAGAGATAGAACGACCCGCTGGTCATGGTCGACGCAAGCTGGATCGACTGGATGGATTGCACGCCAACATCACCCGCCTGAAGCCCCCACGGGCAGACATACCCGTTCGGTGCGGTCGGGGTCGTGTTGACGAATTGCGCCGTGCGACTGCCGACGCCGGCAGAGTTGGTGTAAGTGAGCGTACAGCCCGTCCCAGCGGTGCCGGTGTTGAGCCGCATGCCGAGCAGCACGTCTTGCCCGTTAGTCGAGCCCGCGGCATCGCGCGCAGGCCACGCGACGGAATTGACTGTCTGCGAAGCGGTCGACGTGACGCTGTAATTCGCTGGCGTGGTGTTCTGGGTCGAGTCCCAGAGACGATCGGCGAGAAACACCAAACCGCCGCCGATATTGTTGCTGTTGACGATCCACGACCAGCCAGCGAGGTAAGAGTTGCCGCTCGCAGGGTCGTAGAAAGGGATCGCACCGGAAACGAGCGAGGAACTTTGACTGAATGTCCCGCCACCGGCGCCGGCCGTGCCCGAGCCGCTCCAGAAGAACGTCATGGCCGTCCACAGCGTCTGGTTGCCCTGCATGTTCTGCGTGCCCCAGGCGGACGTGATGAGCTGCCGCTGTCTTAGACCGGCGACGGCACCCGCAAGCGTTGTGATCGCCATCGGATCACCCCTGCGCTTCGGAGTATGAGCCGCCGATCATGTAAGTGCTGGCGCCGTTTGGGATGAAGATCAAAAACGGTACGGCACCATTGAAGATTTGCGGGAAGCCGCTGGTGAGCGCATCGTTTGAATTTCCGACAACAGCGATCGTCTGCTCGATCGCTTGGAGCAGCCGCCAAGCGACCGCGATGTATTGCCCCGATGATCCAGAAGAAGCGTTCATCTGGATCGACTGGATGGATTGAATGCCCACGTCGCCGGCCTGCCAGCCGAAGAAATGGAACGTGCCCGCCGGCGGATTGGTCGTCCAGGTCGTGGTGAGGTTGGCGACCTTCGATCCCGATCCCGACGAATTGGTATAGTTGAACTTCGATGTGGTGCCGGGAGTGCCACCCGACGCCATCGTCGTAGAGATTTCGAGCCCGATCTGGACACCGGCCCCATTGGTCGTTCCGGTATCATCGCGTGACGGCCAGGTGGCGCTATTGATGGTCTGAACCGACGTCGAGGAAGGCGACAGCGCCGAGCCGCCACTGTTGGCACCGCAGTCCCACAAACGATCGGCCAAAATGATGAGGCCGAAGTTATTTGTGATGATAGTCAGCCGCATCAAATAAGAGCTGATGCCGCCACCAGGGTCATAGTGAGGGATCTGCCCGGCAACTAGCGACGAAGACGATGAGCGGACAACGCCGTTCGCCGTCGAGGTATCGGCAGATCCTGGGCCGGGGACGCCTGCAGTGTACCAATACGAATACGGCCGCCCGCTCACGGTCGTGTTCGAATTGCCCTTCATGATCGGTCGAGGCGGCTGCGCACCAGCAATGACGCCGTCGAGGGTGGTGATCGCCATCCTATGTGCCCGCCCAACTATCGAAGACCGGAGGAAGCTGCGGCTCCGTCGTCGGTGTCAGGAATGCCGTACGCACGGACGTGACGGTCGGATCATCGGCATTCTCGCTGAAGAAAGTTACGTCGATCACGTCTGGCACGGGATCGCCGGTCGCGCGATCGGACGTCTCAATCAGAATGTCTTCGCGCGTGCTGCCATCATCGGCAGGAAGAAACGCCCAATAGTAGATGTTCATCGCGCGAGCCTTTCGGGAACATCAACCAGATTTCGATAGGCCCCGACGGTATGCGCGAACCTCTCGACTTCAGTCTTGTAGAGGATTTCCCGAAAGCCTTCTGGCGTCGTCGCCAAGACGCCGCGAGTGATGATGTCGGGGTGAATACCGATCTTGATCGCCGATGCTCGGCGCACGATCGCGGCATCGCCGGTCGGGAACAGCATGTGCATCGTCGCGTTAAGCGGGCCCTGGCCCGGCACGTTCGGATAGTAGTTGCACTCGATGAGCCATAGCCCCATCCGGCAGAGCTTCGCGCACGCCTGACAAGGCTCATAGTCGGGCGCCACGAGATCGGCGATCAGCTTCATCGAATCCGGGCTCTTAGGCTTGCGGCACCAGAAGCACAGACGGCCGTCGGCCTTAACGAACGCCGTCAAGTGGTGTTGCCAGTCGTCCTTACGGTCGACACGCCCTCATAGGCAGCGGTACCGGCGGCAAGCGTCAGGCGCGCCCACATGCCGAGAACGCCCGTGGCCGATCCCGCGCCGGACGATGCCGCGAGGTATTGCGGCGCCGGGGCGTTGATGAGCGCCGGCTGGGTGGTGAAGGAAACGCCCGCGGGAGCCGTCTGGCGGTTCGCGATCGTGAGCGAGTCGTTGTAGCCAGTCGCCAAACCGAGATCGAGCGTCGCGCCGGACGGCAGGGCGGGCGAGTTCGACAGGATCTCCAGTTGCGCCGTCGTGACGGCCGTCGTGAGGTTGTTGTTGCAGACGAAAAACTTGTCGTAGTAGGTCCGCGTCGATCCGCTCGAGACGTCCGCCGCCGCGGTGTTGAACAGGCGAGTGATCGCCAGCACCTGCGTGGAAGTGCCGGCGAGAGCCACGCCCTGGCTCGATCCCGTGAGCTCGAAATGAAAGCCGTGCCCGACCTCATACGTGGTGGTGTTGTCCGGCAGCGTTCCCCAATTTCTGTCGATTGCGACGAAATCCGCGCCGAGCCCGTTGGGGTTGATCGCCAGGATGCGGCGAATCTGGTTCGGCCCCGTGCCGCCGGTCGTGCGCAGCACCATCCCGACGGCGCACGCCGCGCCGTCGCCAGCCTGGAGTTTCGCCACCGCGGGATTGGAGGTCGTCGCCTGCGCCGATCCCGACTGCATCGTGTGGGCCGAGATGACGAGCGTATGCGAGATCAGCGCAACGTCGCCCACCGCCTGGGTGCCGCCCGGATTGGCAATCCCGGCGATCGCACCGCCGGACGTCGCGCCGGCGAGCAGAAGTTCGAGAGATTTGGAGCCCGCGACTTTCGTCTGGCCGTTGAGTGTCAGGGTTTCGCTTTGGGAAACGCCCGTCGAGTCAAGCCCCTGATAGGTGATCTTCGTCGCGACATCGGACGCCGAGCTCGACACGACATCGAACAGCGTCGGCGTCATCGCCGTACCTTCGAACTCGACCCGTTTGGAGAAATCGATCGCCCCGCCGACCGTCGCGCCGTCGGATTCCGGCATGTTTGCCGAACCGTAGTACCGGATGTCGGAAAGAAGAACGCTCATGCGTCAATTCCCATCTTGAAGCGTGACGGCTACCGAACACCAGTCGGGCCACTGTTCCAGGACTTGCACGACCAGCCAGGTGGTCTGATCCGACAGGAGGGTGACGAGATCGCCGCCCTTCGCGATGGAGCGAACCACACCATCGACCTCGCCGTACAGGTAGAGCTTGCGGCGCGTGCCGTTGAGGTTCAGCCCATCGACTTGCGCGAGATCGCGATACGAAAGCGCCTGCACCTGCGCCTTGATGCGGACCGCCCGGAGGTATTTGGGCGTCCGCTTTCCGCCGTTGCCGGTCGTGTAGCCGTCGCTCGCCTGCAGCGACGCATCGACGAAAGGATTGACGGCACCGACGGCCGATGCCGCGATGCCGTGCAGGTTCATCGTCAGTTCTTCAGGACAGCAAAGGCGATCTTGATCGTGCCGTTGAACGCAGCCGCGAGATCGTTGTTCTCGATCTTGATCACGACCTGATTCGATCCCGGCGTGACGGTCGACGTGACGGGGATGCCCTGAGAGTTGGTGCCATTCGATACCGACGCGAACACTTGATCGGTCGCCGCAATGTCGGAGTTCGTCAGCGTCAGCGTGTAGGTCGCGCCCGCGGCGGTCGTCAGTGCCTCGCTGGTGATCACCCCGGCCATCTTGTTGAGCGTCGCGGCGCCCGACGACGCCGTGGCGGTTTTCGTCCCGGTGTCGAGATGCAGCGTCGAGACCGTCGAGGCCGGCGGGGTGATCGATCCCAGCGTCGTGGCATCGAGAGTCGTGAAGGCCCCGGCGGCCGGCGTCGTACCGCCGATCGGCGTGTTGTTGATCGCCCCGCCCGCCAGGCCGGGAATCAGGTTCGTAATGTCGCTTGCCGTCAGCGTTCGGTCGCCGCGGTTGGGGTCCCAATACTGGACCGGCACCGCGTAGGCGACGCCCGTGATGGCCACGAGCGCGATCGCGCACGTCAAAAGGCTTCTGGAAATGAGTGTGCGGATCTTCATGGCGCGTGAGGCCTCCTAGCCCGAGACAACTCTGTAGTCGGCTTTGTTCAACAAAAGCCCGCTGTCCACAAGGGGCTTGGTCGGCGCCCCGTAGTTCGTCTTGCCCGCCGCGACGCGCGCGGCAGCGATTCCCACGGTTTTTCCCGTGACGACCAGCGAGGGGTCGTTCGCCCGCATGCCGCGCAGCATGACGGTGATGGGCGAGAGCGGCGGATCGAACGTCGCGACGATCTCGTCCTGCAACTGGCCCTTGATCCCCTCACCCATGCGGGCAAGCGTCGTCGCGACGTCGTAGTTGGTGTCTTTGAGGTTCTTCGAGATCGCAGCCGGCCAGCCGGCGGAATTGCGGGCAATCATGTTGGAGAAGAACGGTCGCGGCGGGATCGAGGCGCGCGGCGCGCCGAAGTTCTGGATCGCCGCCACCATCGCGATCAGCGTCCCGTCGGGATAGCGGGCGTTTTCGAGATAGCCGACTTGCAGCGTGCCCTTTTGCGACACGCCTTTGCTGATTTGCGCCAGCGCCTTATCGAGCTTGCTCCCGCCTTTGACGGTAACGGGCATCGCTATAGTCCCGGCGGCGGCCAGAAGTCGAGCGGCGGCGGGTTGGGGACGCGATAACGGAACGTCCGATACTGCTGCGTCGCCTGAAGGTACGCCGCCCCGTAGCGCGTCTGGAGGAACCACGCGGTCGTGATCGACCCGCCGTCGTATTCCGCCGAGACGTTAACGCTCCCCTCGCCGGCCGACGCGATCCGGCCCACCAGTGGATTGGCCGGATCTCCGGAAGCACCCTTGGGGGCATTCAGTGCCGCGATGTGGGCGGTCATCATGTTGAGGTAGAGGGACTGAAGCGCCGCCGTCTTGACCGGTCCCGATCCGTCGTTGGCGTGATAGCCCGTCGCCTCGGCGAAGTACTGGTCCACCAGGGCGTCGCTCACATAGTCGAACTCCGGATAACGAGCCCGAAAGGCAGCGAGATCGAACGCGACGACGACGCCCACGAGGCGAACTCCCCTTTATTTGTCCCGCTCACCCTTCTGGATGCCGCGCGGCAAGTTGACTGGATCGATGCCCTCGAGCCCCGACCGGATGTCGGCGCCGTCGCGCGCCTTGTCGCGGGCCGCGTTGGCATTTTTCAAAGCGAAGATCAGGTTGTTCTTCACGATGTCCGACTCACCGTTCTGTTCGCACCACTTGGCGAAGAACTCGGCATTGACGTTGTGCGTCAGCCCGTAGCCGCCGACGATCTCGTGCCTCGGCTGGCCGACCATCGGCATCGCGTTGCCGTTGATCACCACCTGATCGCCGACCGGCTGGGCGACTTTCGACGCCTTCTTGCCGCCGCCTAGCACCGGCTCCTCGTGATCGACCATCTCGAAGATCCGCAACCGCAGGCCATGCGGGAGCTTGCACGCGACCGTTACGGTGTCGCTCGATGCCGTGGATGCCATGTCAGTCTCCTCTGGAGGTAATCCCTCCGAGAGTGTCAGACACCGAGCATCTGCGCAATGTTGACCGGCATGCGGATGATCGCGCCCCAGGAGCCGGAAGTTTCCTTCTGCTTGAAGCTCGACATCGCGCGGATGATCGGGTGCGCGCGCATCTTTTCCGAGAACGCGCAGTAGCCGGTCCGCTGGCCCTCCGTCTCCTCGGCGATCAACTGCACGAGATTGCCCGCCGCCACGCCCTGGGGGTTGCTGGCCGAGAGTTTCCCGTACTGGACCGCGGTCTCGATGCGGATGTTGGGGAAATTCTTCTTCAGCAGATCCGAGACGTTGACGTTGAAGCTGTTGGTGGCCGTCAGGGCGACGGAGCTCGACGGCGACAGCGCCAGCACGAGCTTGCTGTCCTGCTGGACCAAACCACCCGTCTGGGAGACGAGTTGGATGAACATCGCCTGGATGTCGGCGTAGACCTCGTTCGCCGTCGCGTTGATCTGGCCCGAGCTGTTGATCCACGCCGTGCCGCCGGCGGCTTTCGTCGCTGGCGTCAGTGCGGCCGACAGGTTCGGGTCGTTCAATAGGCCATAGTTCTGCAGACCCGCGACGCCGAAGAAGTAGGTGAGGTTCATGAACTTGGCCAGCACCGTAGCCGCCGCCTTGTCGATCTCCCCCACCCAGTTGATCTTCGCCAGACCGGCACGCGCGAGCTCGCGCTCGCCGTATTCCTTGATCGTCTGGAACAGATAGCTCTGGCGCTGCGGGAAGTTCGTGTTGGCGCCCGCGTGGCCGTTCTCGGCAAAATCACCGTAGGACGACACCTCGCCGGTGTGCTCCACGACGGGGAACATCTGCGTTTCGTCGAGCCACGTTCCCTTCTTGACCTCGCCGAGGATCAGCGCCGCCTTGTTGGGCGCGAACAGGATTTCGAACACATCGGGGTCGATCAGCGTCGTCAGGAACGCCGGGATGCCGGAGTTCGGATCGGTCGTCAGCGTCGGCTGCGCGTCCATCGCGAGATCGAACCGGTGGCGGAATTCCTCCGGAAGATACGAAGCGACGGAGTCGAGCAGGATGACGCCGTTGTCGGCGTGCATGCCGCGCTGCGACTCCCAAGCGGCCCGGGCGGCGTAGAATGAATGGATCTTCATGGCCTAGTGTGCCTCCTGTTTGTCCGAGCCTTAGCCGAGCGCCGTGGACGAGATCTTCACGAGCTCGCCGGCCTGTCCGACCGACTGCGCGATGTACTTCGTCTCGACGTTCGATGCCGCCGTGATGGTCGTCGAACCCACGACGGTGTTTTTGTTCACGATGTAGGTGCCGGTTCCACCGGAGCCGGTCCCGAGAGCCGTAATGTAGGTTCCGGCCGTGACGCCCGAACCGCTCAGCGAGTCGCCGACCGCCAGCGCGCCGGAATCCACCGCCGTCACCGTCATGGTGCCGTAGGTTTCCGACAGCGTCGTCGATGCGACGTTCTGATCGCCGATGTTGACGAGATAGACGCCGACGCCGCCGGGCGTGCCGGACACCTGACTCGTCACCTGCGTGCCGGTCGCGACGCCCGTGCCGGTGATCTGGCCGCCGACCACGACAGTGCCGGAGCCGACCGCCGTGATGGTCATCACATCGTCGACAATCGTGCCGGTAAAGCTGCCCGTCGAGGCGGCGATCGAGGCCGTGACGGATGCGCCGGTTGCCGGCGATCCCGTGGCGGCAAACGTCACCTTGCCGGTGGCAAGGTCCGCGTAGGCCTTCATGCCGATCTCGGCGATCGACGAGCCGTCGTTCTTCACCCAAAAGTCGCCCGACGCCATCAGGTCGAGAGCGAAGCCCTGCGCGATGACGTTCGACGCATCGGCGAGATACTGCGTGATGAGCGCCTGCTGGCGGCGATGGACGAAGCCCGTCGGGGCGCCGGCGCCGGTGTTCAGCACAACGGCCGGTGCACCGTCGGCATCGGTCGGCGGATACGACCATGCGAAACGTCCGACCGTAACACCGCCGACGCCGGCGACGAGGCCGCCAGGGCCAGCCAGCACGGAAGCGCGCGGGTTGGTCGACGCAAAGTCGCCCGCTACTGCTGGCGCCGGCTGCGTGTTGACCTGAGTCTGAAAGCCGTTGCTCATGTTTTAAGAGCTCCTTTGCCTCGTTCGTCGTTCTTACTGGTGGGCGATCCGCGCGGCGCCGGGCCACGCTTTTGAGTAATCGTCCGCCGTGCTGTTGCTCGGGCGACTGTCCTGCGCGATGCGCGGCTTGGCGCCGGGCTTCGGCTGGGCGTCAAGCAGTGCCGGGAAGGCGCTGGGATGCACGCCGTCGAGCTTGACGCCGAGGTTCGTCAGCGCCGCGCGGTAGACGTCATCGGCCGTATCGGCCGCGATGACGAGATCACCGACATACGGACGGACGGCCCGTTCGGCGGCACGAACCTTCTTCTGGTTCTCGTTCGCCTGCTTGACCGCGGCGGCAACGGCGCCGCGGATCGCTTCGTCGTGCGCCTCGCGGGTCATTGGTTCGCCGTCCTTTTCCTTTTTCTCGGCCTCGTCCTTGGCCTTCTTTTCCTCGGCCTCGCGCTTGGCCTTTTCCTCATCGGTCTCTTCGGCGTCGTTCGCCTTGTAGCCCATCAGGTCGTCGCAGGCCTTCATGTCCTCGGCCGACAATTTGCCCTTCAGAAACTCCCGCCCCTTTGCGAACGACGGCTCCTCATCCTTCGTCATGCGCCCGCCTACCATCGGCAAGCCGGTGTTGGGATCGGTGTCGCGGCCCTCCTCCATCTCGACGTCCTCGAGCGCGTCGAGGAGTTGCGTGACGTCATCGAGCGACGCGTCGGCGGCGAGTTTGCCCTTCGTGAGATCGCGCAACTGGGTGATGATCCCGGCCTTCTTGGCGGCGAAATTGCTTTTCGTCAGGGCGACGACCGCGGGACTGAGATCAACCTTCGCGTCCATCGCGAGCTTGGGTGCCAGGTAGGCCATCAAGGCCCCACTCGTCATTGCACCGAACCGGGTCGAAAATTTCATCCACCGTCTCCTTGGTTCACGAAAACGCCGAGAAATCGAACTTTCTGACGAATGGCGAGAAGTCCCATCGGCTTGCATTTGGTGCTTCGTCGCCGATCACAACGTCCGATCCGGCGCGTCCCTGTCGAACAACTGCCACATGATTACCCACGATGTCACGCATGATTCCGTCGTACGCCTGACCGTCGGGCGTCACCCCGGGCGTCATGTCGGCACGGTAGCGGTAGGCGGACGACAGCTCTTTCTGTTCCTCCGCCTCGATGGCATCGAGGGAATTCTTCACCCAGACGACAAGCGAATTATCGAGATACGGCGCGTCGAATTGCGCGTCGGTGCCGGTCGATCCGATGACCAATTCCGGGTGGTGATCCACCACGTCGACGCGGACGTGTTTCGACAACAGCGGAAGGTTGTTGAACGTCCCGACGGCTTTCGCGAGTTCGTCCGGGTGGCGCCACAGCCGGTACATCTTCTTGGGATCGAGCCCCAAGGCTTTGTTGTCCGGGATTTCGTCGCCGAGATACGGACAGACGTTCGCCTTGCTGATGTGGGTCTGGCGCACATGCAGGCGACCGTCGGCGTCGTAGGATCGCACCGACGCGCGGTCGATCGCCTTGTCGGACGCGGCTTTGCCCGCCATCGCGAAATCGCGCAGCTGGGCAAGCTGTTCGCCCGAATGCTCGCTTCCGACATTCCAACTCTCGCCCGACCAGTCGATCCGGACGTCGGGCTTGCCCTGGGCTTTGTACGTCGTCGTGTAGCCGTTTTGGCTCGCGTACTGGTAGCCGTTGGCCTTGAGCTTTTTATTGACCGCCTTCTCGACCTCGTTGATCGACCCCATGCCGCCGTACGGGCTGGCCGGATTGGCCTTCTGGTGACTCTTCGCCGGGCCGGTGCCGAATTTGCCCTCGTCCTGGCGAGGGTGATCGGTTTCCTTCCACTCGGCGTCGCTCGCGTGCGCGATCGCCAGCGTCGAACGCACGCCGGGATGAAGCGGCTGCGGGGCGTTGTCGGGGTGCGCCCAGACGAACCCGACGTGTTCGGGATCGGGCCGCTTGGCGAAAGCCCCGGGGACGTTCGCCAGATAGGTGGCAAAGCCGCGGTGCAGATCCGCCGGCGCCATCTCGCCCTTGTGGGCGTAGCCGGTTTCCTCCTCGACCTCGCGGCGTGCCGTCTCGTCAGACGTCTCGCCCTGTTCGCGGTGGCCGCCGGGAAAGCACCACGTCCCCGGCTGATCGCCATCGGGGCCGCGCTTGACGAACAGCAGCTTGCCGTCGGGCGCGCGCAACGCGATGCCGGCGCTGTGGATCGCCGAATCGGCGCCGACGAACTCCTTGCCGACCTTTTCGGGAATTCCCAGCGTCGAGTGGCCCGATGCGGCGGCCCACATGGCCTTCCTTTGGGCTTCAGAAACCGGCGGATCGGTGGCGATTTGTTCGTCGAAGGCGATCACAGGTGGCTCTGGTCAAGACGCACAGTCATGCGTTTTGCACCAGCGTTGTATTCCTCCACAACCAAAATCGAATTCCTCGCCAGCAGCACCTCGTGCTCGCCCGGGTGGGACGACAGCCGCTTGATCGCCGCGCCTTTGGAGCCTTTCGGGCACTTGATCACCATCTGGAGTTCACCCGACCACATGCCCTCGCTGGTCGATGTCGAGATAAAACCTCGATCAACGAACGATGTGCCTTTCATCATCGTCGACATCAGGATTTTCGCGTAGTCGCCGCCGACCTTGCGGTAGAGCGTCACGTCTTCCTGAAATGGACGTACTCGAGTGCCCGCTCCTCGTCGATCTCGACACCTTGATCGCGCAACCACGCCATCAGGCGCAGCCAGGATTTCGCCCACCGGGGCATTTTGACAGAAAGCTCCACCGCGCGACTCGGCCACCACGGGTTTCAGAATCCCGGGATAACACTTCGCGAGAGTCATGCACAGCGACGCGCTTCCAGTAACGCGGCTCGACGGATCGGATCATCCCAAATGGCTTTCGCCGCCTCTGATCTACGCGCTCGAACTTTCGGGTCGGCGGCCGCCTTTCGGGCCATGCGTAACATCAGAAGCTTTCCCGTTTTTGTTTGGCAAAACCGCTTTCGAGAAACGGACTGAACTTTCTTGGCCGCCGTTCGTATTTTTTCCCGCGTTTCCTCGCTTACTTTTCGCCCACGGCGCGACTCTGCTGCCTTCTGGATTTGGGCAGGTGACTGAACACGTCCGCGAGCCTTTTGGCGGATTTTTTCTTTTGTAGCTTCAGAATGCCGATAGCCGGTTAAGCCGTCACCGCCCGATGTTCGATTGACGAGGTGATGATTTCCACGTTCTCGCCAAAATGCGATCCGATCAATTTCCAGAACACACGCGCGATCATTGGTCAGATTCGCGGCGATAATCCGAACATCGACATCAAGCCCATTACGTCGAAGCTTTTTGACGATACGGAAATGGTGCAGACTTTCTGGGCGCAACACCGATACGGCGCGCCGTGGCTTTCCCTTGCCGACGTAGAAACAGACCCCGAGATCAGGTCGCCAGTGCTCGTAAACGCAATACATTTTTAGAACCCTGGAATCACCGAGCGGCTAACACACCTGCAATTTATTTCCTCTCCCGGGAAGATGTGCCGTTTGACCGCAGGATCGTACCACCCCTTGCGGACATCGTAGCGTTGACGCCGCTTGCCGGCGGCGACGTGCGTCGGCCGCGGTTCCTTTCCGCCACCGCTATGCACCCACTCGGCCTCGAACAGCCCGGCGTCGATCTGGCGCGCGCGCGTCATGCTGGCGGTGGCTTTGTTCGATTGATCGCGGGCGATCAACGCCGCGCGACGGCGCGTGACGCCGTAACTCGTCTGTAGCGCCTTGGTGAGCTCCTGCAGATCCATGCCCTTCTGAACGGCGCGCATCACATGGCCCTCGACGTCCTGAAGGTACTTTTGCGGGATCGACTTTATCAGCCCCACCTGTGCCCCGATGGTGGCGGACAGAATATCCCGCTGGGCGGGCGTCATCTTGAACTCGATCGCCATCCCGGCGTCTTTCAAGATTTTCTTCAGCGCCGCCTCGCTGCGCTTGTCGACCGAGGTGGCGAAATAGTCGGCCAGCAGCGGTGCCGCGCGGTTGAAGTTGCGCTGCCACTGGCGCGACATCCGCCGCATCGTTTTCCGAAGCGTCGCCGCCGGGCTTTCGTCGGTCGCGATCGCCACCACCTCGGGCTCGTTGGCCTTGAACGTCTGGCGGACCCAGAACATCACCGATTCGTGCATCGCGTCGATGATCCGCCACATGCGGCGGCGATACAGGTTCTCGATCCCGACGTTCGGACGAACCGCCCGGAGCTTACGCCGCCTGGCGGTTGGCATCGTCGTCTTCCTCGCCCGGATTGTCCGGGTCTTCCTCGTTCTGCCGCCCCTTGCCCGTCAGGCCTTCCTCGATCGGCGGCTCCGGCATGTCGTTGGGATCGAGCCCCTGATAGTCGGAGTCGGGATCGCCAGCGACGCGCGCGCGCGCCTCCTCGGGCGAGATCGTGCCGTTGTCGATCAGGATGCCGTCCGTCTCGGCTTTGGTCTTCTGGACTTCCGCCGCCGCCTTTTCGTCGAGGTTCCACAACGGTTCGAACTCGTAGGTGAGTTCTTCGTCGACCGCCCCCCAGAGCGACATCTGGCAAAGGGCGAACACGACGTCGAGATTGTCGCGGAACAGCCACTCCTGGAAGGCGTGGATCCAATCGTAGAAGGCGCGGATTTCACCTTCCGACGATGCATTGAGCCCCGCCGGCTGGATGCCGAGAAGGATCAGGAGCGGCAAGCCGGACGGCAGGGCGATGAACTCGAGCGATTGCGCGAGCAGATGGTCGAGCGTTCCCAGCGGTGTCGAGACGTTGAAAAATTCCTCCGCCGATCCCTCGGGGCCGTTCTGCAGGATCAGCAGCCCGCGGTTGTCCCGCATGGTGTTGAACAGTTCCGCGCGCTTGAACATCTCGTCGCCGCCGGGCGACAGCGAGGTGCCGAGGTTCGTCTTGATGCCGACGGTCGAGAAGCTGTGGATCAGGTCGGCGACGGAATCGCGGTTGCGGAGAAAGTGGTCGACATACGGCTTCGCCATCTGCGTCAGTGACAGGCCGCCGAACGAGTAGGCGGGCTTCAGCAGATCCGGCACCGGGCGGCCGACGAACGTCAGGAAGCGCGAGCGGTGGACCTGCTGGCCCATGACGAACCACTGATCGGGCCGATACCACGTCGATTTGAGCGGATTGTTGGAATTGTACTCCGTCGGATATGCCCACAGGGCCTCGACGGGCCGCACCGCCGCGAGGGAGCCCTTTTTGATCTTCGACTTCGTGATGTCGTTCCGACCGTCGCCGATCGGCGTCTTGAGCTCATCGGGATCGTCCGTCGCGCCGGTGTCGATGTAGAGGTGTGCGCGGCCCATGAAGCCGTCGTATTCCGCCATCGTCTTGAACGCCGACTTGATCCGCATCCTGTCCATGTAGTCGCGAGGCGCTCGCAGATCTTCCGATACTCGGGACGCTGGGCGAGTTCCGACAGATACGGGTAGCCGAAGAACATCACGCCTTGCTGCCACGCACCGGCGATCGCCGTCGCGGCCCAGCTGAGCGATCCGTTCTGGAACGCCCCGATGTCGTCCATCGCGATCTTCTCGCCCTCTGGCACGACGCCCGGTGGTGGCTTGGCGGGGGCGAACAGTTGCGCGGCCGACGTCGGCTGGCCGAATTTCGGCGGCTTTATCCGCGCCCGCGCCAGCATCTCGTCGGTGACTTTGACGATGTAGTCGCGGATAGGGCGGCGTTTCGTCGTGGCCATCAGTACCTCCGTCGCGGTCCCAGCGCCTTGGCGCGTGCCAGCATCTCGTCCGTCACGACCATCGGCGTCATGCCGGCAATCTTGTTGAACGCCCCGGAGGCGGCGTCAACAATGTCGTCGTGCGGCGCGCCGGGAAAGCCGCACAGCTCGTCGATGAACCTCTCGTTCCACGGACCGCGGATCAGATAGACGTTCCCCGCCTCGCTCTGGGCGGCAAGCGGTTCAGCCCGCACGTCTTTCGCCCCGGTTTCGCGCTCGGCTGTGATGACCCACCCGGCATTCTCGGCGATGATCGACTGCGCCTGATCCTTGCCCGCCTGGCCGGGGTCTTGCGGGATGACGATGTGGACCGCCCGGCCGTCGATCCCCGCGTTGGTGCGGATCGCCCGCCTGGTGGCGGCGCCCTCCTCGCGGAAATGGTCGAGGTGTTCGAAATAGAACTTCCCCCCGCCGGCGGCGAGTTTGACGCCAGCCGACCAGTCGGGATCGGAACCGGCTTTCGGGATCGACGCCGCCAGGTCCCAGCGCCGCACGCGCGCGTGGATACGGACGTCGCTCGGGATCGCGTCGATGATTTTGAAATTGTGGCGCTTGAACATCCCGCCTTCGCGGGCCGTCGGGCGCTGCTGGTATTGCGCCGCGATGGCATACGGGCCTTTGACGACCTTTTGCGCCGCGAGCCACTCGGCCGAGAAACGCTCCGGCCACAACAACTCGCCCGACTGGGTCCGCCAATCGGTAAAGCCGATCGAGGTTCTGCACACCCGTTCGGCCTCGAACTCCATCGGCATGATGAAACGCTCGTACGGGAGATCGAGACGCTCGATCTCGCCCGAGACATCGCCCCGATTGAGCCGCTGCATGATGACGATGATGGCCGACGTCTTCGGGTTGTTGATCCGGTCGGGAACCGACTCGCGGAAGATGCGGATCGTGCGATCGCGCTCGGCCTCGGATTCCGCCGTCTCGGTCGAGTGCGGATCGTCGATTAGCAGGCGGTCGCCGCGACCGGACGTCAGCGAGACGAACGGCACGGCGTCGCGCGTCCCCTGGGCGGTGTTGCCGAACGACGTTTCGCCCTCGCGCGTCAGGACAACGGGGTTCGGCACGCCGGTGCCCCACCGCTCCTGATACCACGGCGACGTGATGAGGTTCAGCGTCTTGCGGGTATCGCGCTTGGCGAACAGGCCGGAATAGCTGGTCGAGATTGTCCGCAGATCCGGGCGGCCCATCGGCCCCCATTCCCACGCCTGAAAGAAAACGCTCACCAGCAGCGACTTCATGCAGCCCGGCGGGACGTTGACCAGCAGGCGGAGGATTTCGAGATCGTGGACGGCTGTGAGGTGGTCGCAGATCGCGTGCAGGACTTTACCGTCGATGAACGGCGCCACCGGCTCGAGGACGTGCCAGGCCTGACGGACGAATTCGAACAGGTTGCGGCACGCCTCGCGCGATTCCGCAATCTCCTGTTCGTATTCCGACGGCGGCCTATTAGCCCTCCGGCGCTCCCAATCCTGTGAGAACCGGGAGGCGAAGGCCGATTTTACTACAGAGGCCGGCAAACGTTGCGATCTCGACATCGCTCAACACCGCAAAGTTGACATCACGGAAAAGTGCAGCGGCGCCGCCGCTGTCGAACTCGACATGCTCCCCCCAACCGCGATCCCGCCCTCGGGTGCGGAGAAAGAACCGCGCGGCGGCGATGTCGGGCGCGAGCTCGTCGCGGATCATCTGGTTGCGTTCGTTCCACTCCGCCGGTCGGCCGTTCGCCATCTGGAGGACCGTCGCGCCGGTCTGCGTCACGGCATCCATCAGCGCGTAGTCGATGTCGGCCGCACAGTGCTGGCGGAGCGTCTTGTCCGTCACGCCCATGCGGGCCGCGACTTCCTTCTGGGTAAAACCGGCGATCAGCCACGCGCGGACGCGCCGGTGATCCTGTTCGTCCGGCGCCCAGCCGTTGCCCGGGCCGCCGAGTTTCTTGTCCGGCGTATTGCGCGGTTGGCGGGCCTTGGGCGGTCTTTTTCTCGCAGCCATGCGACCGCTATACCGCTAGGCGGTACAGCGGCGCAATCCCTCGTCGGTGGACTAAAGGCCTTCGAGCGCCCGCATCGCGAGCGCGAGGGTGCCGAAGGCGGCGAGCCAGGCGGCAACTGCCAGGATGGCGGCGCGGCACTCTTTGCCGAAAACCGGCGGTCGGTAGGTCGAGTTCATGGGGACGATCTCCTTTCGCGCCCGCTCGTATGCGCCTTACCGATTCGCGTGGGAAGCCAGGACGAGATCAACCACGTCGGCGCCGTAGCGGGCATTCAGGGTCTTGCGGCTCGTCCCCCGGGCGGCGGCGTAGCGGATCGCCTCGGCGTAGCGGGCGCGCATGTGGGCCAGCCGGGTCGAGTAAGCCGCTTCCTCGACGGCCTCGGGGTCGCGAGGGGGCTGCTTGCGTGGCATCGGGGGCTCCAGCCGGGGGGCGCGCCGATCCTACGGCGTTTCCGCCGGAGCGTCGAACACCCGGACGATCTCGACCCCCAAGGCGGTCTCGATGTAGCCACGGGCCTGCGTGACCTGTCCGCGGCGCAGGCACGCGTAAGCGATCGCCAGTATGTCGAGGGTTTGCATCAACCGGCACGTCGGCGGGCTGGGCTCACGCTTGCCTGACTGGTATTCGCGGATCACCACGTTGCGATTGCCCAGCTGCAGGGCGTCGGCGAACTCGGCTTCAGACAGGCCGAGGCGCTCGCGGATCGCGCGGATTTCCGGCGGGGAGAGGTAGAGCTTCATCGAATCACCTGCTGCGGCGGCTGGCAGAATCACCAGCCGCCGCAGCAGGTGATTCGATGAAGCT